AGTTCAGACATTTCAACTGCAAAGGTAGAGAGTCCTTCGAAAATATTATCATTTCCCAAAATACGAGTAAATATATAACGGAATGGTTTAAAAACAAAAGAGCTGCACGGAACATAAAGTCCTGCTTGTGCCATGATAACAACAATTCCTAGAGCTCGTATAAAACTGGTTTTACCGACCGCATTGGTTCCGTACAATAAAACTCCGTCGGATTCGTCTTTTCCCAGTAAAAGATCGTTTGCTACATAAATTTCTTCTTTTTGCAAATGCTCTATCAAACAATGACGAAGATCACGCGCATCAACAAAAGACTTTTCATGATCCACAATAAGCGGTTTACAATAATTATATTTTTTTGCAAGATTTGCTTTGGCATAGACAACATCTAAACTTGTAATAAATTCATTAATAGAATCAATCTTGTCTTTTAATAGTTCCATGTTTTCAATAAAAGTAGAATACACGCGATAGATTGTTTCTTTCATTTTAATTTTAAGAGATGAAATATTTGCACAGAGAGTGTGAACAAGTTGAGTAAATATGCTGTTATTACTATTGCTTTGATTACGAAATTCCACAAGATCTTTTGCTATTGGCATTTCAAATGTCTTTTCTTTTTCATCATAAGAAGAAATATATTTTAATATAATAATCTCTTCGTTTTTGGGAAGATTTTCTTTCAAAAGCACACATCGGCGCTTTGTCCCAACTAAACTAAAGTTATTCTTTTCTGTTTCATTTATCTTGACAAAATCGGTAGTTTTTGTCTTTTTTTCTTTTGCACTAATAACATTACTCAAATATGAGCGGATTGCTTCTAATTTATCAAATGATTCCATGAGTATTTCACACTTTTCATCTAATTCTTTATCCACACCTTTTTTAATAAAATTTGTTTCAAAGTTTTGAAGGCAGTCCATATCGTTTGCCAGGTTTAAATCTATATTTTTGAAAATAAACTCGTTAATATATTTACATAATTCTCCTATGTTTTTCCCTACAGAAATATGATTCATGAGAGTTTCATCCGATTCAAGTTCACGATAAATATGGGAAATACTTTCCAAGTTCTTGTAGATTTGAAACACTAGTTTTGGAGATACTTTTTTCATATATATTTGCCTGGTCCATTTTGCTATATCTCTGAGTTCAGAGAGAGCGTTTTTAAGAAAGTCATACTTTATTTTTCCACTCAACATATATTCTGTAATATTGTACTCTTTATTCAAATATTGTTCATTTCTTGTAGGATTTAAAAATGCATGCGAAAATTTTCTTTTTCCCATCGCCGTAAGGCACAGATTCAACATTTTTACAACAGAAGAATATTTTCCATTATAATTATTGTCGTCAATAATATTTAATTGTTTTAGTGAGTGGTTTGCCAAAATTAATCGATCTGAATAATTTTCAAACGCCGGTTCGCTGATCTTATATACTAGATGTGGATTATGTTGATATATAAAATTTAATAGGTAACAAAATGCCTGACTTGCTATATGATTTTCATAAAAATTTTGCATAAATACTGGAATATCTGAAGTTTTATAAAAACGATCAAGTATTTCTTTTTGATATACTTGTTTTTCACAAGACAGCACTTGCTCGACTTTTTCACCAGAATCGTCGCAGAGAGAAATCTTATGAATAATTTTAGATTGTATCCCGACATATTTACTGATTCTATCAATCTCATCTCGCGATAAATTTGAAATAAAAATAACCTCTGTTGGTCTGTATATAGAAATAAAACGTTCAAGTTCATCGTATGTTGTTGGATTGTTCACATAAGTTTCTTTAAACTGAAAAATTGAAGTTTTTCCAGTGTAAATATCAATGTTTGAAATTCCTACGACAACATATTTTCCTTTAAAAATTCCACTTTTATTTTCAATATAGTCGACCCATATACAAGAAGTATTATTTGTGATTTGATCAGAGTCTAGAGAAAAATAAGTTCCTGGAGAATAGATTCCCGCCAAACTTCGTGTCGTATTTTTTGCCTGTTCATCCTGTGTATATACAACTGCAGTAAATCCCGCATCTTGAAGTTTTTTTAAATATTTATCGATTCCGATATCCTTAAATCCTGACATATAGACATTTTCCTTTTCAATGGAAACATTTTTTTCTGTAATAACTAAATCGCAAATTTTTGAAAAACTCAAGATTCTACTGCCATTATATTCGTCATTATCTTTTCCGCGTTTTCCGTAAACTTCAAAAAATGCTCCGCATTGCATTAATAGAATAGTATTTTCCCCATAATCGTGAACATATTTTTTTGTCAAATCAAAATATTCTTTAATAAGTGCCATACTTAAATATTAAAGGTGATTTGCTTTTAAATATATTTTATAAAACATCGTAGTCGTAATATTTTATTGTTTCTATATTGCTATCAAGCACTATAAACTGATCATCAGGCAATCCTATCATAAGACTCATTATTTTTTTTTTAAGATATGTAAAAGTTTCTCTACTCAATAATTTTAACTTGTAGTAAAGAAATTTTATAGCAATAAGCATCCAATAGGCATAAAAAGGAAGCTTTGTTTTCATAAGATGTTCACGCAGAACATCTTGTTTAAATTTTTCGTCATAAATAGAAAATTCCGCAGAAAATAGTCCATCCGGACTATTATACATCACTTTATAACCGCGCACAAAAGTTTTCTTCTCATCATTAAGTCTCCAAATAATCTTTTTAAATTTTTTCTTATTAATATGTAAAAAATGTTGCATTTTTGCTAACGTGCTCGAAATATTTTCTGTAAAAATATCTACGTCAATGTCACTATTACCAGGAAAATAATCTTGTCTTTGCACACTCCCAAAAAAAAGCAGTTTTGTTTCAAGTAATTTACTTAAATTTTTAAAAAATATAGTGACGTTTTCCGGTAATTTTTGTTTTGTAGATTCCATAACTAATATAGCAAAACATTATTTAATCAATCAGAGTCTTTTTCTTTTAAAAAATTATGTAGAAGTGTTTCTTTGTTATTATTTGTAACTTCTCCTGCTAAAATAGAAGATTCATAGATTTTTCTTACAACATCGTTTGGCGCATTACTTCCTGCTTTCAATAGTGCATGATCCCTCAAATAATGCTTTACATCATTTATAGGTTTTTTTCGCAAATCTCTCTGAGCACTAATAATATTTTTTCTTGTGTCACGATCTTTAATAAGAATTCCAACTTTTCCATGTATTTTTGACTTTCCAATTGTATATTTTCTATGGATAGTTTTTTTTATTAAACGCCTAGAAGATTTTTTACCATCTTCTTCTTTATATTTTTGAATTAGTTCTTCTTTTACAGGATCTGGAACATTGTTGATTTCATTATCCTTTTCTTTTATTTTTATTAAATTTGAATTCATAATAGCGTTGTCTTCACTTTTTTCTTGCTGTTTCATTTTAATTTTTTCTTTAAGAATATTCAGCCGATTTTCTCTAGAAGAAGATTCATCATCTTGTTTTTGCGGTATAGAAAAAGCCAAATTTGGTTGAACATTATCTCTCAGTTTTTGCGTCGAATTCCAGTGTCTGTAAGTTGGTTTGCTTCCTCCTTTTAAACATCCGTACGGAGGATCTGCGTTAGGATGCGACTTTAACAATATCGGTTCTTCTATTTTACTCAAAGTCTCAGGTAGAGATGGTGCGGGAACTTCTTTTAAAATATCAGGAAAATCCAATTTAACAGGTATACTAGTACTTGAATAATTTTTCATCGTTTTATTATTGGTTTGATCTTTTTCGGTTTTTTTAAAATTTGACAAGTGTTTTAAATACTCTATTGAATCATTGAACTCATCTGTATAAATACCGATATCTGAAATAGTATTCTTTTTATTATCGCCGTTTAAATTTGAAATTTCTGTTTTCTTATGCTCTTTTATCCTTTTTAATAATTTATTTTTTAGCGCATTCGGCGTTATAAGAGGAGATATAACCGGTTTCTGTTTTTTTTCTCTAGTTTTTTTTGTTTTAGACAAACTACTACCAACATTAAATAGAGCAGGATTTATTTGTATTGTTTTTGACATTATTATATTAAATGGCAAAAAACATTTATTGAATGTTAACGAACAAACAATTTATCTAAAGATACATTCCTGACAGCAAAAAATTTCTGCTCGATTCTTCTTTTCGTTTTTTAATATTATCGTTTCTAAGATAAAGTGCGAGCCCTTTCTCTAAATCTAAAAATGTAATTATTTTTTTCTCTTCTGCACCTTTACAAAATACTCTTTTGCTGTGTGCAATTTTTATTTTTGATAATAAAACTTCCATGTCTCTACCAAAGTATTTGAAATATATGCAATTTTTTTCAAACCACGCTTCGTTTATCTTTGTCGTATCTGATTCAATAGACCATCCTATGTCTTTTACTTTTTTCAAAAAGATATCAAACAATTCTTTTGCTTTGTATTCTTCTGTTTTAAAACGCCAGGTAAATCTAGAATCAAGACCCTGGTTGTAATCAAAAAAACATTCTTTAAGTTCATTTTCATAACCAGCAATAATAACCATAAGGTTATCTTTATTAGCACTTAGAGCTTCGCAAAGAGTATCTATACACTCTTTTGAGAAACTATCTTTTTTTTCATTATTCCCTAAAGCATAAGCTTCGTCAATAAAAAGAACCCCTCCTAAACATTCGTTAATGACGTCTTTTGTTTTGATTGCGGTTTGTCCCAAGTATCCGGCAATTAAATCACTTCTTGTAACTTTTTTGAAAATGCCCTTTTTTAATATTCCCATTTTACTATATATTTTTCCCATAATTCTAGCAATTTCGGTTTTGCCAGTTCCTGGTGGACCATAAATAACTGTATGCATATAATCCCCCGAGTTATTTCCGTTATCTAACACTTTATGAAGATTTTGAGAAAAATATAAAATTTGGTCTACAATATTTTCTTTTAGTTCATTCATTCCAATCATGTTGTCAAGTTCTAGCAGAGGTTCTTTTATATTGTGAAGCGATTCTAAGTTAATATTATATTCAATCTTTTCATCAAGTTTATAATCCTCTATAAGTCGCAATAAATCGGAAATAGAGTGAATCTCTACAAAAATATCCTTTTTCACTTTTGGTTCTATTGATTTTTTTTCATCAGCCTTGACAAAACTTAAACTCGAACGTCGAACCGGGACTTCTTTATAAAGGTTTGGGTTTATAAAATTACATATCTTAGTTTCTCTGTTTCCAGATGCCCAATTAGAATTGAAAGTTTCCTCTAAAATTTCAAGAACCTTCTCAAATTGTTTTTCTTTTTCAAGGTAACTTTTAACTAGAGGATCATTGAAGACGGCTGAAACCTTTTTTTCAGATGATTCTTCATTTTTTTCTCTTTTATCTAAGTATTTCAACATATTATTAAAGTTATTTATGTGGGTTGGACTAAATGTACGCATCCCTCTATTTGATTTCATAATATATATTCATGCGATAATTCATTTATATTATTTTAAATATTATTTTTAAAATGATAATGAGACTGCTATTAAAACAATTTAAAAACAAATTGAAATATAAAATAACTCCAAAATGAAACCAACACAAACTGAAATACCCAAAATGGAGTCTTCTAAAAATAAAAACGATTCTATTGATAGTGAAAGATACATTGAGCAACCTTGGGATGTCATAGAATCTTATTTCAAGGGACAGCACTTAGATCGACTGGTGCGCCATCAATTAGAGTCTTATAATAATTTTGTTGGTCATCAGATAATAAAAACTATTGAAATGTTCAATCCTCTCCATATAGCGTCAGAACAAGACTTTGATGCAAAATCTGGTAAATATGCTTTGGAAATATTTATCACCTTTGATAATTTTCATATCTATAGACCGCAAATTCATGAGAATAATGGAGCAATCAAATTAATGTTTCCGCAGGAAGCAAGACTTCGTAATTTTACTTATGCGTCAGCTATGACTATTGATATAAATATAAAGTATGTCATTCGAAATGGTGAAAATTTGGAAAATGCTCAAACAATATATAAGACTATTCCGAAGGTGCATATCGGAAAGCTTCCGATTATGTTAAAGTCTAATATTTGTGTTTTAAATCAATATAAGCACGTCGAAAATGTTTATACCGGAGAGTGCAAATATGACGCCGGCGGATACTTTATTATAAATGGGTCAGAGAAAACTGTTCTGGGTCAAGAAAGAGCCGCCGAAAATAAAGTATATTGCTACAATATTTCGAAGAATCAGCCAAAGTACACATGGAGCGCCGAGATAAAATCTGTACCTGATTTCAAGTGTATTTCTCCCAAACAAATAAATATGATGCTATCTTCAAAAAATAACGGATTTGGCTATCCTGTTCTCATACAAATACCGCGCGTAAAACAACCCGTTCCATTATTTGTTGTTTTCAGAGCTCTTGGCGTGATTTCTGATAAAGAAATTTGTGAAAAAATATTATTAAATATTGACAATGAAAAATATAAAGTTATGTTAGAGGCTCTTCAAGGTTGCATCATTGATGCAAACAAAATAATGACGCAACAAGATGCAGTAAAGTTTATTACTACTTATGCTATGTATACTCCTATTAACATGGACAAGGAAACTGGAGCAAAAAAGAAGTATGAATTTACATTAGAAATTTTGAATAATGATTTATTCCCACATTGTCATAATGAAACACAAAAGATTTATTTCTTGGGATACATGGCAAACAAGCTATTTCAAGCTTATTTTGAATGGATAAAGGGAGACGATCGTGATGCATATATCAATAAACGCGTGGATTTAACGGGAACCCTGCTAAATAATCTCTTTCGCAATTACTTTAATAAGTTAGTAAAAGATATGGAAAAACAAGTGATTCGTGAGATTAATGGAGGATCGTGGAAGTCTACGGACTCCTACGAAAATATCATTAATTTGACAAATATTTATAAAATTATTAAATCTACGACAATTGAAAATGGTCTGAAGCGTGCACTAGCTACAGGCGACTTTGGAATTAAGCATACAAATAGTAATAAAGTAGGCGTTGCTCAAGTATTGAATCGACTAACATACGTTTCTAGTTTGAGTCATGCGCGAAGAATTTCAACTCCAACAGATAAAAGCGGAAAATTGATTCCACCTCGTAAGCTTCATAATACGTGTTGGGGGTTTTTGTGTCCTGCTGAAACTCCAGAAGGCCAATCAGTTGGTATTGTTAAAAATTTGAGTTACATGACTCACGTTACAATTCATTCTAATTCAACTCCATTGCACGAATATGTAATGCCATATGTTACGGATATTAGAAACTTAGCCGCAGAAGAAATGTTCGATAAGGTGAAAGTATTCATTAATGGAGCCTGGGTAGGAATTTCGGATAATCCTGTTGAACTATATACTAGTCTCAAGGAAAAAAAACATAAAGGAATCATAAATATCTATACCTCAATTATATTCGACTATAAAATGAAAGAAATTCGCGTTTGCAGTGATGCTGGAAGACTTTCTAGACCTCTTCTAAAAGTAAAAAATAATCAAGCCTTGATAACAAATTCTATTCTCAAAAACTTGAAAGAAGATAAATTAAATTGGGACCAGCTTTTTACAGATTGTACAATCGACGAGTCTGTTCTTGAATATATTGATCCGGAAGAACAGAGCTGGTCACTTATTGCTGCGCACCCATCTGATCTTTCTCGAAAAACGGATGAAATATACAAGTATACACATTGCGAGATTCATTCAAGTACAATCTTTGGGATTTTGGCGTCTTGTATTCCTTTTCCTGAACACAACCAGTCTCCAAGAAATACTTATCAATGTGCTCAGTCGAAACAGGCTATGGGGGTTTATGTGACCAATTATGAAAATCGAATGGACAAGACCGCGTACGTTCTTAACTATCCTACAAGACCTCTGGTAGATACGAGAACCATGAATTTGATCAAGTTAAATGAAATTCCCTCTGGAACAAATGTAATTGTTGCAATTATGACGCATACTGGATACAATCAAGAGGATTCGCTATTATTTAACAAAGGTTCTATTGACCGAGGTTTGTTTGTTGCGACAATTTATCACACAGAAAAAGATGAAGATAAACAAAAGATAAATGGAGACGAAGAAATTCGTTGCAAGCCTGATGCTACAAAAACAAAAGGTATGAAATTTGGAAACTACAACAAGGTAAATAATAAGGGCGTTGTTCCTGAAAATACTCTAGTAGAAAATCGCGATATTATTATTGCAAAAATGACGCCTATTAAGGAGAATAAGAATGATCATACAAAAATTATTAAATATGAGGATCAGAGCAAAATTTATCGAACAACGGAAGAAACATATATTGATAAAAATTACATCGATAGAAACGGCGATGGCTATAATTTTGCAAAGGTAAGATTGAGAACAATTCGCAAACCTGTGATTGGTGACAAATTTTCATCGAGACACGGGCAGAAAGGAACAATTGGAAATATTATTCCTGAAGAAGATATGCCATACACAAGGTGCGGGGTAAAGCCAGATATTATTATTAATCCTCATGCGATTCCTTCTCGAATGACAATTGGGCAATTGAAAGAAACCATATTGGGCAAAACCCTTGTTTCTCTTGGTCTTTTCGGAGATGGAACATCGTTTGGAAATTTTGAAGTTGGCGATATTTGCAAAGAATTATTGAAGGTTGGCTATGAGGCTCATGGTAACGAGCTCATGTACAATGGTCTAACTGGAGAGCAACTGGAGTCGAGTATATTTATGGGTCCGGTATTTTATCAGCGCCTGAAGCACATGGTGAGCGACAAAGCTCACAGCCGCTCAATTGGTCCAATGGTAAACTTGACCCGTCAGCCTGCTGAAGGTAGAAGCAGAGATGGTGGTTTACGATTCGGTGAGATGGAGCGCGATTGTATGATTTCACATGGAGCGTCTCGATTTACGAGAGGTCGCATGTATGATTCGTCTGATAAGTATCAAGTGCATGTTTGCAAAAAGTGTGGCTTAATTGCTTCATATAATGACGAAATGAATATTCATCATTGCAGAACATGCGAAAATAGAACCGACTTTGCATATGTAGAAATTCCTTATGCATGCAAATTATTATTTCAAGAACTGACAACGATGAATATTTCGCCAAGAATGATAACAGACCACTGATTCGTTTGAAATAAAAAAGTGCGATAATAAATAAAAACTTAAAGTCGTATAGTTGAGTCTCGCACAACTCAAAAATGTTACACATATAAAATTTCTAGTTTAGAAAAATAAAGTTTAATTTAAAAAATAATATATTTATTTTTACTAAATAGTTATAATGGATTTTTTTAATCAGGTTGCTACTGCATTTAGTAAGGGCTACACAGGCTTTGTCGCCACAGCACAAGAGGCTAAAGATAAATTCCGGAATGAAGTCGGGTATAACAGATATAAAAATGCTTTTATCTAGTTTTTATGGAGCATTGACTAATTTAGAGACTACTTTGAAGTCGATGTCTGAAATATTCAAATATATTACACAAATTATAAATGCTATAAATTTACAGATATCACAAAATATGGATAAAATAAATAACATAGTCTCTGACATTAAAAAATCTTTTACTGAATTTGTATCGTCATTTGAATCTATTCCTTCATCGATAAAAGAGTTCGGAAGTACAATTCAAGACATTGAAAATGATGCCGCGTCCTTTTTTGATAATATAGCAAAACCTATGGAAGATTTTACCGATGAAATAAAAAAATTTGGAAGTATTTTTGAAGAAATTCCAAAAACTTTTGAAAATAGTTTATCTAAATTTAAACTAAATATATAGTTATATTATATATCTGCAATGAAT